CTGTGCCTGTTCGATATTTTTTGGCTACTGCCATCAAATCGTCTAGTTCTGATAGAATATCATAGGCTTGTTCGGTTCCGGCAGTTGTGGGTAATGTGATTTGTGCGTCCCATGCAGTTGATGCGCTTCTGTCGATTCTTGCGGTGCCTGATCCTGCTTCGTTCCAGAAGATGTCTCCGTCTTCGGCTGCGCTTACGTGGGTTGTGGCTTGTCCTGATTCTGTTTGGTTTGTTATCATTCTGTCTAGGGTTTCTATGGCTGCTTTGGTGTGTGTTCCATCTACTGCTGGAGTGTCTACTCCATGCACTGTGCTGGATATTGCGACTCCTGCGATTGCCTGCTCGATTTTGTCGATGAAATAGTTTCCCATGTAGTTGCGGATTTGTGCTGGGTCGTTGACTGGTTCGTTCTGGATTGCGGATAGTGCTCTTCCAACTTCAGAGTCTATCCAGTCTAGTTTGACTACTGCTGGAAAGATGTTGTCTACGTCTGTGGGTAAAGGTACGCTGGTTGTAGTGTCAAATATTACTCCGAGTTCTCCGATGCCGTTGCGGAATCCTGTTGCGCTGTCTGTGCTAATGTACTTGAAGCTGTCGCCCTGTTGCTGGAAGGTGGTTTTTCTGAGTAGACTATAGATTGTGTTGTCGCGTGTGAGGCTTTCTAGTTCTAGGTCTCGGCTGTACACGGGGTCGTACCATTCGGACGCTTCTGTTGGACCTAACACAACGTCTGCTTTGCTGACGAGGTCTGCTAGTTCTGGGTTGTTCATCCAGTTGGGGTTCATGGTGTGGTAGTAGCCTTTGAGGAATTGGCTGAAGTTCATTTTTATGTTTGCCATCTTAGCTCATCTCCTCGAATTTCTTTTTGACTGCTTCGTCGAAGGGGTCTTTTTTGGCTGTGCCGTCTGGGTTGCCCTTTTCCAAAGGATTGCCTGTTGGGCTTCTGTTTTCTTGGTTTTCTAGCGCGGCTTTTCTGAACTGCTCTAGCAACGAGGGAATATCCGATGTTGTCAGTGGCAAGTCTTTGGTGAGTCCGAAGCCTTTGCGTAGGGCTTGCTCAACCTCTACGTCTTTGGCTTTCACGATGTCTTTGATTCGCTTATCGATTGCTTTCTCGAATATTGAGAGTTTTGCTTTCATGGCTTCTTCAACTACGTTGAGAACTCTGTCTATGAGTCCTTTCTCTTCTGGTACTGATTTTGGCATTGTGCAGGTGCCTGTTTCGCTGTTCCATGTTCCGCCTGCTTCTTCGCAGGCTTCTTTGGTTTCTGGCTTTTTTGGTGTTTCGTTTTCGCTCATTGTTTTTTCCTTCATTCGTTTTGTTGCATACTTTTCTCACGCCTCGTATGCAATGAGGCTTTTATGGTGTGAGCATGAAAGGTTTATATGTGGGTTTACTGTAAGTTTACATATGCCTTACAAAGATAAAGAAGAACGAAATAGATACATGCGAGAGTATCGTAAACGTCCTAAATGTTACCAATGTAATTGTAAAGCTGAAGGGATTTACAATGGTTTTTCTGAGTTCACCGATTTAACTACTGAATTATTAGGTAAACCGTTGTGTTCTCACCACATGGCTATTGCAATGTTTCGTGAATTTGTTGCGGCTGGTCGTGAAGAAATGAAAACGTTGAATAGGATTGGGTATGCCATGCAACAACTGGGGGTACTTGAAGGCGATACATATAACGCTGATGGAACAGTAAATGAGTAAGGGAGAGATGAGCGAAAGTGAAGACTTTGAGATTTAATGCTTACTGGTTTCTTGAGTGTTTCCGAATGTTTCCAATTACGATAAAACGTTGCCAATTAGTTCGTTATTCCATGAAAAATAGTTTGTGTTTTTGGCTTTATTGGTATAATCCTTTAACTGCTTTTGAATGTTAGTTTGCTAGCTACTCTAAAATGTTAGCGAACTTGTGCATTTTCGATTGCCTTTTTTATTGCTAGCTTCTTAGCTACATCCCTGTTAGCGTTGACGAAGCCGTGTTTGGCTAGGATAGCCTCCACTGAAAGGTCTTTTTTATTGGGTTCTTGATGTTGAACAGTTTCTTGTTTGGTGGCTTTGGTGACATCCGTATTACCCTGTCTTTTGCGGGTTCCAGCGGGCGGAAGCTCATCTATCAGCTTCCTTTTCTGTTCTTCCGTCAGCTTCTCCCATGCTTCGGATGAAAGATTATAGTGGCTCATTGCGCGTTGCGCGTCTGTTTTGGGGACTCCGTCAGTTTTGCTTATAACGTGGACATCGTTGCTTCGCTGATTCACGGGTTTGGTGACTCCCTTCTCGCACAAAGTTACCGCGTGGTATTCCATGTCGTCTACTCTTCGGATTTGCTGTCCATTGTCGCCTTTGATTAACTCAAACTCTAGTGGTAACGCTGTAACTGAGTAGCCTGTCATTTCGCCTTTCCTGATTTTGTCTCTGTAGTACTTGGTTGTGGCTAGGCTGTCATTGCGAATCTCAGCGATTAGGTAGGTGCCTTTCTCATGGACATGGCTGTAGTGTCTTTCGCCTTTGTTGTCGGTGAAACTGAGTGTTGGTTGCGCCAGCTTGAATTCCTTATGGTTCACGGTTATGGTCTGATATTCTCTGGGCAATCCAAAAAATCTTTCCAGTGCTTTGGCTTGTGCGCCTACAGTTAATTGATCTCTTTGCGGGTCTACGATATCCCAGCTAGCATTCCCAGCCACCACCAGATCATCATCATCTGCCTTTGAGAGTATATGTAGGGCTGTGTCGTCTGCCTTGTACAGCATGCCCTTCTTTGCTCTTTCCTCTATGCTTGCGCAGATAGCGTTCGCTGACTCTTCGTCATGTCCAAGCTTCTGCATTTCTAGGCTGCATGCCTCGAATGTTTCCCATCTTGCGAATGGCATTTTATTCATTTTCTCCTTTAAATTTTAGTTCTCTTGCGATTGGTTCCTCTCTTAATTCTCGAATCAGAATACATCGGCAACTGTCCTTGCTCCATGCGCCGAAGATTCCCCGCTTATACAAGTCCATGTGAACCCGCGGATAAATCATGGTCTCACTCACTATTTCCAGTTCGGGGAAGATTCCGCGTATTTCTGAACCGCTGTAGGTTACTCCGTCATGTTGGCTGCAGTATTTGCATCTTTTGTTGTCTCCGATGCTAAAATAGCGCCAACTGTCTAGGTCGCTGAAGAAAGTCAGATGCTTATACTTGTCGGGTACCCGCTTTTTTGCTTTCAGGAACGCTTTTAGGGCTTCTAGCGCGTTTAGCAGATTTTTTCACCTTTCTCTTTTTTGGTTTTGGCGGTTCTGGTTCCTTCCATTTTCGCATGAAAGCGTCAAACTGTGTCGGCTTTGTAGAAGCGAAAGCCTTCAATGCCCCGTAACTAGGTTTTTCCGTCACTTTTCTTCACCTCACCCAACTCTGTAATCAAGTAGCTTTTGCCTTTCTCAGCATTGAACATTCCTTCCTGCGGGAATCCTCGGTCTCCCTCAGTGAATGATGATTGTGTGGTTTGCTGTCTTTCTTCATGTGATTGGGGTTTGCCGCCTATCTTCACGTCGCCGTCTTCAGTCAACTCCGCATTGAAGCCTAAGCCTATGGCACGGTCGATTGCATCCAGCTTCGCCTGTAGGATTGAAATGTCCTGCATTTCGTCTTTTTCTTCGACAGGGTTAGCTTCACGAATATAGTCAGTCACACCCAATTTCGGAAGAATGAAACTGTTGTACACTTCGTCGAGTTTGTGCATGTAGAATTCAGTCATGTTGTTGTTTACGTCAATTTGCATTCTGGGGTTATTGCCTGTCTTTCCTGATTCAACGACTCCGCTGAAGATTGGAGTCACACCATAAACGCTGCTTATGACTTCTCGCCAAAGCTTCCACCACTCCAGCGATTGCATCTTCTCACTGTCGGGCATGCTATCTATTTTGTCTACTCCATCCTTGCCGCCGACAAACAGTGTTCTTGCCTTGTTTTCTGTGGGCGCTTGCTTGGTGACTTTCTGCACAAGATTTCTGGTGTCGTTTGCCTGTAGCTGGTCAGCGATTTTGTCTGCAAGCTCGTTTGCTTCTTCTTGAGTTAACCCCTTAAAGACGAGTATTTGAGCCAGCTTGCCCGTGCTGTAATTGTCTAGGTTAAAGTTGTTCATAGCCGTCTTAGTAAGAATTGTTTGAAGCGCAGAGAGTATCAAGCTGAAGCCGTAGAAGCCGGGCAACCATGGGTGTGCGATTCCGTGATAGATTTCGTCTCTGGCGTATCTGGCTTTAACCTGTGAACCTTGCACGTAGACGTATGCGGTTTCTTTCAACTGTTGGTTAGGGTGACGTTTGCATGGCTCATCTTTCGGGTAAACCTCTGTCGGATGTTTTTTGGTGCAGATTGGACAGAAGTATTCGCCATTTCCGATTGTGCCCCGTTCCTCGTCCCATACGACTCTCATACGACAGGCGTCTTCGACTTGGATGTGCGCGGGCTTCAGGTTTGCTATGTCAGCGTCTATCATGCTGATCCAGTAGTCGTCGGTAGTCAGCATCCATCTTAATAGTGATTCGTCGATTTGCTCTATGGTGTTGTCTCTGTTGGGTTTGTCAATGAACATTTCGGCGATTTCTTTCTGGTGACTGTCAGGGTAGATAAATTCTTTGGATTCGCAGCCTCTTGCCGTGCAAGTTTCTTTAATTGTTTGGTACTCGGCTCCACACAATTGGCATTTGCAGGCGTATCGTTCTTTGATTTCAGAGCCGTTTCTGGTGACTTCCCGTATGATGGCTTCGTGGACTGTGCGGATCACCTCGTCTAGTTGCGCAAGTTTTACGAGTGTCTCATAGCTTGGGATGGGTAGATCAACGATTTTGTTTAGGGCATCTGCTTGGTACTCTAGGATTGGGGATCGTCTGCTTTTGGGGTCACGAAGAGTCTGAAGGGCTTTAGCTAAGTCGCCTAAGTTGTATATGCCTAGACGGTGGCGTACCTTCGTGAATATGGATTGTTGCTGTTTTACCATTGTATACTTTTCACCCACGGTTTGTAACTGTCTGTGGCTATAGCCAACATCAAGGAGTCGCTGTAGTCTGGGCTCTTCGCCGTTGGGTCTATTATCCTGATTTTGCCTGCCGAGGTGAACTCGTATCTCATCTGCCCAAGCTGACTCATAAGCTTGTCCTCTTTGTTGATTGCGATTAAGCCCTGCTCGAATATTGTTCTGAGTCTCCAGTAATTCTGTGCTTTCATGTTTAGGTAGCGTTCACCATGGCTTGTCGGACTCATTGATACTCTGACTGAGGCGGCTTTGTGTCCAAGTTCTGCAAGTCTGCTGTGAACTCCTGCGCCGACCCCGATGCTGTCTACGTTGATTTGTTCGCCCTTCGGCACAATCTGTGATACTCTGTTGGCTATGGGCATTGTGTCTTTCTCCTTTATGACATATGTCTCTTTGTGGACATATTGTGTGCCGTCCGATTCACATTTTGTTAAGACTGTAAGGTCTGGACCTTTCTCGCCAACATCTAAGCCCCACACGTTATGGACTGGAACCTTGAACTCGATTACCCGTTTTGTTGCGGCTTCTATCCAGCTCCAACGAATAAGTGTATCCTCAGAATCTTCCGCGAATATGCTATCATATAAGACCTTGAATTCGTAGTCTGACAGCTCTTCGCGTTGCTCGTTGATGTAGGTTTCTGTTGTTCTGCCTTCAGCCAAAGCCTGCTGCCAGTCAATATGAATATGCTTAAAGTCGGGGTTCTGCCAGTGGCGCCACGCAAAGTTGTGGCGGTGCCACGGGTTCACCAGTTCGACAAGTTTGCTGTCTGGGCTATCACCGAGCATTCGGCTGATTCGGCTAGTGTAAACTTCGTCCAAGATAAGCGCGGCTTCGTCCAAGAGTACTAGGTCTCCGCCGAATCCCATGATCTGTTTGCCGGGTTCTTCTCCCGCTCCGTATGCGGTTAATGTTTGGATTTCGCATCCGTTCTTGAATGTGACCCGCTTTTTTGATACTTCCTTTTTGAGTTGTGTTGGATCGCCTCGAGCTGGCGTGTCCACCAGCGCTGCAAGCTGTGGGCTTTGGGCTATTAGGTCGGCGGTGTAATTTCTGATTATGTTTGTTTGGTCGTTTGTTGGGGCGATAAAGAATATTCGTTTGTTGCTGTGTGTGAGTGTGTAGAGCATTACTGCGATTGCTGCTGCTCGTGTTTTGCCGTATCGTGTCATGGCGCAGATTGATAGGCGTTTGACTGTTGGGTCTAGGATGCTGCCGACGATTTTTAGTTGTCCGGGTGTGAGTGTGTAGCCGAAGATTTCAGCTTGCATCGGTTTCGTCTTCTTTGCTGAATTTGATTAGTTTGTCTATTCCCTCGTTTAGTCCTGTTATGTTGAGGTTGCCTTCGGTTCTGATTTCCTGTTTCTGAGTCATGCTTTTTCCGAGTAGATATACAAGTTTGTCTAGTGCTTTTTCTGGGTATTCAGCTTCCACTTTTGGGTAGAGTTGTAGGAATCTGTCAAATAGTAGTTCTTCAAATCCGCCTTCTCTTTTCCATTCTTTGACTGTGCGGTAGATGGTTTTTTTTGTGCATCCGCAGAGTGTTGCTAGTTTGTCGTAACTGTGTGTTAGAATGTTTTCGATTATGAGTTGTTTTCTTGCTTCTGGTGGGAGGCATTTTGTGGACATTTAAGGACACCTCAGATTTGTTTTCCGCAGTGAGGACAAATTTCAGGATACAATTGTGCTCCGCAGTAGGGACAGTATTTGTGGTTGCTGTTTTCGATTTGTGCGCCACAGTTAGGGCAAGCGTTTAATGAATCAAGAGTGTATGTAGTGGTGTAATATTCATTGCAGGGATGGAATAGTCCTTGTTCGTCATAGTAGCCTCCACTTGTATATTGTTGTGTTTTGCTTGTGTTTTCTATGCTCATCTTTTTTTTCCTCTATACGTTTTAAGTGTAAGACTGTGTGGTTCTAGGCTAAATGTCCAGTCGCCTCAGGCTTATTGTGAGTCTGTATTCTGGGATAACAAATTTATTATATCTTAAGGTTTAAGATGTGTTTGGAGGTGAACAGTTATGATTCTTGAAACTTTCAGCGGATGGGTCGCCGAGTTCAGCGCGATAGTTGGAATCGCGTTGATTGTGTGCTCGGTTGTCTACACCTGCTTTA